ATATAGAGGTATTGAAAGACAAGATTAGGACCCTGTTTGATATCATTAATAATAAGGGCGGAAAATGACCCAGAAGAAATTACAAAAAGATAGCCAATACCAAGCCTTGGATTTGGACGGAGATGGCGTTGTGTCTGACGCGGAACTAGCTGTAGTAGAGGCTTTGGAGACTGCTGAAAAGATGGATGCCCAAAGACGCATGGCTTGGTCTGCTCTGGCAATTATGGCCCTGATGACTGGGCTTCTGTTTTTTGTAGTGAGTGAGACGAGGCTTAAATCAATCAGCGACCTGCTTGGTTTGGCATATATTGCGTTTAGTGGTATAACGTGTGCTTACATGGGTATGTCAGCTTATATGAGCCGCAAATAGAGGAGTCTATTATGGTACTACCGCCTATTGCTTTTACGGCTGGGGAAATTCTAATTGCGGGCTTGGTTCTAGTTTTGATATTTCTGGTAGTTAAATCAAAATAAAGGAGATTGTTATGAATATTGTACATTGGGTCATGGAAAGGCTTGTAGAACCTTCGAGCTACGCGGCGGTGGCCGGTGGTGGTGTTGGTCTGGGAGTGCTGCTGGGTCTAGACATCCTAATCATTATTGGTATTGCGGCTGGCGTCCTTGGGATCGTCCTGCGGGAAAAAGAACTGATCTGATGATCCGGCTATATATCCTTATAGTGGTAGTGGGCCTGGTTGGCGGTGCTATTGCTGGCGGGTATTACTACTATACGGATAGTCAGGCGCGCATTCAGGCTTTGATTGAGAACACTGCAAAGCTACAGATGGCCAAGAAGGTCCAGGACGACACAATCGACACGCTGGTTTCAGACCAGAAGAAGTTCGCCAAGCTAAATTCGGATTTGCGCGGACGGCTGGACAGGGCAAACGAGTACAAGGACGTGTTGATTAGCAAGTTGCGTAAGCACAACCTGTCTAACCTGAGCCTGAGAAAGCCACTTTTGGTGGAGAAGAAGATTAATGCGGGAACGGCAAAACTATTCAGGTCTCTGGAAATTCTTTCTGGTGCTACCCCTCCTGTTAAGTAGCGGGTGCAGCAGTTTCAAGGATATCTTGCCAGTTGAGGTCAAGACCGTTGAGATTGAGCGGAACATACCGATCCAGAAGCATCCTCGCCCGGTGTCCTTGAACAATATCCATTTCTATGTGGTGACCCAGAACAATTATCTGTTGTTTAAGCAGCGGTTTGAAAAAGAGAATGGCGTTTTGGTGTTTTATGCGCTTAGTGTGCGGGATTATGAGACCCTTTCACTCAACATGAGCGAAATTAAGCGGTTCCTAGACCAACAAAAACAGATTATAGTTTACTACGAAGATGCCGTGGCGCCGAAAGAGGAAAAGTAGATGTCATTGTTTTCAATAAAGGCAGGGTACGTGAATCATGGCCAATGAACCAGCTTCTTTGATTGATGGTGTGATGCCTTCGCAGGGTATGCCTTTGGGTGGCATGTCTGATGAAGAGATTGAGGTTGAGGAATTAGAAGAACCGACAAGTATGGTCGAGGAAGAGGACGGTTCGGTTGTTTTAAACTTTGAAGATATGCTCACGGAGCAACTTCAAACGGAACCGGACGCTAATCTGGCTGAAGTTCTGGACGAACGCGACCTGATGTCCATTTCTTCGGAGCTTGTGGGCTATTACGAGGATGACAAGGGTGGCCGACAGGAGTGGGAAGACGCTTATACCGAAGGTTTAGAGCTTTTAGGTATAAAGTACGAAAGCCGAGACCAACCTTTCCGTGGATCGAGCGGCGTTACGCATCCTGTTATTGCCGAGGCGGTAACACAGTTTCAGGCACAGGCTTATAAGGAGCTTTTGCCCAGTTCAGGACCGGTTCGCACACAGGTTATGGGCGCATCCACCACTGAAGTAGAGGCACAGGCCCGTCGCGTTCAGGAATTTATGAATTTCCAGATAATGAACGTCATGGACGAGTACGACCCGGAGATGGATCGACTTTTGTTCTATTTACCGCTGGCCGGCAGCGCCTTTAAGAAGGTTTACTTTGACGACATTCTGGATAGGGCTGTTTCGCGCTTTATTCCGGCTGATGACTTACTGGTTCCGTACAATGCGACGGACTTATCCTCGGCAAGTCGCGTTACGCACGTCATACGGATGAACACGAACGACGTCCGGAAGTTTCAGGCGGGTGGTTTCTACCGCGATGTAGACATTATGGCCTATGAGGACGATGACGAGGTCCGCGAGAAGGAGCGTAGTCTCTCTGGGATTGAGAAAACGGGCGGCGACGAACAGGATTGCACCCTTTTGGAGGTGCATACGGACCTTGATCTACCCGGATTTGAGCATGTCAGTCCTTTGGACGGCGAAGAGACAGGAATTAAGCTCCCGTATATCGTCACAATAGACGAAGGCAGTTCAAAAGTACTGTCCATCCGCCGAAATTGGACGGATGGCGACGAATATTACAAGAAGACCCAGTATTTCACGCATTACAAGTTTTTGCCCGGTTTAGGCTTCTACGGCTACGGTCTTCTCCACATGATTGGTGGTCTGGGACGTTCAGCCACCTCAATTTTGAGGCAATTAATTGATGCAGGCACTCTGGCTAACCTTCCTGCTGGCTTTAAAGCTCGCGGTATTCGCATTCGCGATTCTGACGAACCTCTTTCTCCTGGCGAGTTTAGGGATATTGATGTTCCCGGCGGTGCTTTACGAGAAAGCATCATGCCACTCCCCTACAAGGAGCCTAGCCAGACCTTAATGTCCCTTTTGGGGTTTGTGGTTGAGGCTGGACAGCGTTTTGCGGCGATTGCCGACATGCAAGTTGGCGATGGCAACCAGAATGCGGCGGTTGGGACGACTGTTGCGCTCTTGGAGCGTGGATCGAAGGTAATGTCCGCGATACACAAGCGGTTGCATTACGCGCAGAAGCAAGAATTCAAGATGTTATCTCGTGTTTTTGCGGAATCCCTACCTCCTGAATACCCGTACAGTGTCTACGGGGCTGATTCCTCCATAAAACAGGCTGATTTCGATGACCGTATCGATGTTATACCCGTATCTGATCCAAACATCTTCTCCATGTCCCAACGATTGGCACTTGCCCAAACTCAGTTGCAGTTGGCGCAGTCTAATCCGGAAATGCACAACCTTTACGAGGCATATCGCAGGATTTACGAGGCTATTGGTGTCCACAACATTGAGGCCTTGCTTCCGGCTCCGCAGGAACCGCAACCAGTAGATCCGGGCGTTGAGAACTCGACTGTGCTGACGATGCAGCCTTTGAAGGCCTTTCCGGGGCAGGATCACGATGCTCACATGACGGCCCACATTATATTTATGAAAACACCCATGATAATGGGGGCACCACCTATTCAGGCCTCATTACAGTCGCATTTGAGCGAGCATATCGCCCTGAAGGCGCGGCAAGAGGTTGAGATGCAGATGCAACAGGTGCAGCAACAGGCTATGGAGGTCCAACAGGCCGTCCAGATGGGCCAGATCGCCCCTGAAATGGCTCCACCAATGCCTGAAATGGGTGATCCGGAAGCCATGGTTGCTAATTTGATTGCCCAGTACACGGAAGAAGTCATGGGGGCCCTTATGCCTTCGCCAGAAGAGCAAGTTGATCCTCTGGTAGAGCTTCGATCCAAGGAACTGGATATCAAGGCCGCTGATTTACAGCGTAAATCTACCGAATTTGACCAACGTCTGCTGCTGGATGTCTCAAAGGAACAGGCCAAGGAAGAGATGGCGGCTGAGAAGATCGACTCACAAGAGGATATCGCCTTGTTACGGGCGGAAGTTAACCGTGAGCGCATTAATAATAACACACCGGGACGAGGCAATTAGTGGCTATTTCCCGTTCCCAGACCCGCAAGCAATTAACTGGTGGGAAAAAGATAAGCAAGGTTCTTAAAGAGTTTAAGAAGGGCGAACTTCGTAGTGGTAGCAAGAAGGGTCCGAAGGTTAAGAGTAAGAAGCAGGCTATAGCGATAGCTTTGAACTCAGCCCGTAAGAGGAAAGCATAGTATGGCAAAAGGTATGGCGCATTACTACAAGGACGGAACAAAGCATTCCGGCGGCACGCACAAGATGGCTAATGGCGACTTGCATTCTGGTACAAAGCACACAGCTAAGAGTAAGCGACTGTATCATTATGCGGGACTACCTTCCGCCTCTGCTAAAAAGAAAGCTAGGAAGAGGGCGTAATGTTTCACGTGAAACAAAATGGCTAAAAAAGAAAAGCCCATCCGCCGCACCACCAAGGGTAAAGGTGCAAACTATCGTAAAACCAGCAAAGGCGCTGGAATGACGAAGAAGGGTGTTAAGGCGTACCGTGAGAAGAATCCTGGCTCGAAGCTGAAGACGGCTGTTACGGGCAAGGTGAAGAAGGGCAGCACGGCGGCAAAGAGACGTAAGTCTTATTGCGCTAGGTCTGCCGGCCAGATGAAGAAGTTCCCGAAGGCGGCTAAGGACCCCAACAGCCGTTTGAGACAAGCCCGTAAAAGATGGAGATGTTGAATGTCCTTGGTTGAAAACATTAACAAGCGTAAGAAGGCCGGAACGTCGCGTTCCGCAAAGAAAAGCACCATCAGTGACAAGGCTTATGCAGAAATGCAGGCTGGATACCGCGATGGTGGCATGGTTGACCAGATGTCCGAGCAGATGGGCGTCTCTAACAAGGAAGCAGGTGGTCTTATGAAGAAAGCTAAGAAGATGAACGATTCTTACAGCATGAACATGGGCGGCATGATGGCTCCCCCCATGGAAACCGCTCGTCGCCCAGGTATGGGTGGTTTTGAGATGAACCGCGACATGGGCGGCTCTGTAATGATTTTGAGCCTTGGTAAGATGCCTTCGATGCGTCATCACCGTGAGGAGCGGGAAGAGGACAGTTCTTTGATCCAGAGTACGGAGAACCAGGTCCGCGCCCGTCATTTCAACAACAACGGCGGAAAGGGGACTTTTTAATGGCCAACGGACACACCGATGCAGAAGTTACGGAGGCCGTGTTCGTCAGAGATGAAAATCCAGAGGATATTGAGTCTCTCTACAAAGACATCTTGAATAAGGCCTCCCCTGAACAATTAAGCAGGTCAAACAAGAAGCTGGCTAGTGCGGAAGAGGCT